AAGGCCTTCAAACTTGAGGGTGCGATAGTAATTATCAGCGCCAAGCAAATTATTAGCGAAGGCATAACGGGTCATGATACCGATTCTCGGAGAGAATGTATTCGGATCAATAGCCTGGTTGACAACGCCTGTGACGTACGGGCAGAAGATCACGCCAGCATCATCGTTAGATGCGCCCTTATAAGCGATAAGAACTTCGCAATTATCAACACCATGGTTGACAGCGTAAGCATCGCGGTAGACCTTCAACTGACCGCCATTGAGAGTACCAACTTCGCATGTAGCGGTGGAGCCGGTTACGTCAGTGGTAATCTTGTTGAAGAACTGAGTGGAAGACTGCAAAGCAGTAGCCACAGCAGGAGAAACAACAGCGATGTTACCAGGTGCCTTACGAGTTGCGATAGCAATATCGTTAGAAGCAGCAATGATATGAGTGATGATGTTGGAGATTCTTTCCTGAGACCAACGACCAACCCAACCATCAGCAACTTCAGGAGCAGCACCAGGTGTCAATGTTTTGAGCTTGGTGAGAGCCTTACAACGTGCAATGGTTTCACGGTCAATTTCAGCAGTCAATTCGTACTGGAGAGTATTGACCATGTCGTTCACCATGTCAACGCCCTGCATCTTCTTGATATCATCAATGGATTCAAGAGAGAAGCTAGAAGCAATCTTACGAGTCTTAGCAACGATCGGCTGACGGCTGAACATGATAGCAAGTTCAGGAATCTTGCCGAGACCGTCGTGGTTATTGATGGACCAGCCTTCAGCAGCCTGGGTTTCTTCACCAAGACCGGAATCTGCAGGACCATGTGTATTAGCCTGAGAACCAGTATAACCAGAATACTCAGGAACGTCCTTCCATGCTGCTTCAACAACGCGACCCTTATCGAGTTCGTCCTTATAGACTGTTCTCATTGCGTATGCGAGGCCGACAGGACCCTGCATTGCCTGAACGCCAACGAGGACGTTAGCGAACAACTGGGGATAGACCCTACGAACGAGAGCGAGGGAGACAGGTGCAAACACTGCCTTAGCGTCGCCACCGTGAGGAATACCCTGGTCAGCACCAAGAGGTGCACCAACACCGATACCGAAGTCTTCGAGCAAAGCGCCGGAGTAGATATCCTGTGTAACCTGGTTTTCCATCAACTGAGCAACGTTCTGCTTGATGTACTTATCCTTAATGTCGGCAACGGAAAGGCCGTCTTCAACCTTTGACCAGTAGTCAACAATTTCTTTTCTGATTCCTTTCATTTGTATTATCCTCCAAAGAGTATGTTTAAAAATTCATTTATGTTATATTTATTTTTTGTTTTTTGTGAATTATCCTAAATATGATGCTGCTTTAAGCAAAAAGTCCTGGGATTCAGACAAATTCTTCTTTGGATGAAACTTTTCAGTGATAATATCCTGTGTTTCGTCTTCAACCTTCAAAGAATTGGATTTGAACTTCTCGGAGAGGGGCTTAGCAAAAGGACGCTTCATGATAGGAGCACGCTCATTGAGCATGGCAACATATTCATCAATGTCTTCTTTTGTTTCAGCGTAATCTTTGCTTTCGAACATCTTATTAACTCTAGAAACTTGAGAAGATGAAAGGCCTCTTGTCTTTTCAGCAATAAGCGCTCTCTTCTGTGCAGCGTCCAACTTATCGCTTAAACGCATTCCAGATTCAACCTGTTTCTTCAATGACTCTCTGAGTTCAGCCGCTTCAGCTTTTGCTTCTCTGAGCTTTGCAGAACCAGTGGTGTCAAGTGCAACATACTGATCTTCAAAGGCGCTCTTGATAGCGTTGATGATCGGTTCATATGTTTCATTGACTGCCTGCTTCTGAATAAGCTTAGGACTGATCTTTTCGGAGATTGTCATTTCAAGCCACTTGTCAAGATTTGTCAGGAGGCTTTCTTCAAGATCGTCGAGATCCTGTCCAAAGCGTTCCTTGTACTTTTCGTCAAAGTATTCGCAGATATACTGGTCAGCAGCTTCTTCCAATTTCTTTTGCTGTGAGTCAAGCTTTTTCTGTGCCTTTTCAGTAATTTTGGCACAGCGTTCTTCACAGTACTTATTGACGAGATCTTCGAGTTCAGCAGTCTTTTTAGCAACTGCTTCCTCAATTTTCTTCTGACAGAATTCGTCTGCTTTCTTGGCAAGATTCTTAGTTTCTTCATCGAGTTTCGTCTGGACGCGTTCATCAACTGCTGACTCAAATGCCTTTTTAACTTCATTCAAGTCTTCAGGAGAAAGCACACCAGAAAGTTTTTCAATGATCTTATCCATGTTAATCCTCCAAATTATTTAACGCTGAGATGATTAATA